CATATGAAAAAGTAGAGGAGTGAAAGCATGTTCATCTGGGATTTAGTATCAATTTTATTAGGTTGGATTATATTTTTTGCGTTAATTCTGTTCGTAATAATTAAATTATTTGAAGTGATCTCAACAGTCATTTCAACTCTAAAGGTCGGAATTGAATACAGAAAGAAGCTGAAACAATTGAAAAATAAATAACCTAACCGCATCGAAATCGAGGCGGTTTTCTTATGCCCTAACCGTATGGAATCCCGTACGGTTTTTATATTGTCCAAACTTTGACGACATTAAAAGCCAAGGATATCAGTCCACTCGGACTTAAAAGGAGGGCCTGAAATGGCAGAAGATATTAAAGAACCTGTAGTTGAACCTGAACTTGAACAAGCTAGCACTCAAGAAGAGGAAAAAGCTGCAGAGAAAACATTCACACAATCTCAGCTTGATGAAATCATTCAGAAAGAAAAAGCTAAGGCCAAGCGTTCTGCTGAAAAAGAGTATCAAGCTAAGATGGATGAAGCCGAAAAGCTACGTCAGATGAACGAAACCCAGAAAGCAGAGTATGAGCAGGAAAAACAAAAAGCATACATTGCTGAACTGGAAGCTAAAATCAATCGTAGCGGACTCGAGCGAGAAGCCTCTAAAATGCTTTCTGAGGGCGGTATTGTTGTAGATGATAAAATCCTAGGTCTTGTCGTTAAAGATACCGCAGAGGCTACGCAGGAGGCTGTAGAAAGCTTTGTAGTTTTGGTGAATAACTTAGCCGATAGGAAAGTCGGTGAGAAGCTAAAAGGTAAGACACCGAAGAAGATGGAAGACACTACTGCTGGTGAAATTACCAAAGAACAATTTAACAGAATGGGTTACCAGAGTAGAAATGAACTGCTTCAAAATAACCCAGAACTTTATCATAAATTGAAAGGATAGTAGATAATGACACAAACTAAACTTGCACAGATGATCAATCCAGAAGTGATGGCTGACATGGTATCAGCTAAACTTGACAAAATGATCAAATTTACACCGCTCGCTTACGTTGAGCGTATGCTTGTCGGACAACCAGGAACGACTATCACAGTTCCAAAATGGGAATACTCTGGCGACGCTAAAGATATTGCTGAGGGTGTAGCTATTGAACCTGACCAACTCACTACTAAAAAATCAACTATGGAAATCAAGAAAGCTGGTAAAGGTATCGAACTTACTGACGAAGCAGTTCTTTCTGGTTATGGTGATCCAATTGGTCAGGCTACACATCAAATCGCTTTGGCTATCGCTAACAAAGTAGATAATGATTTGATTGAAGAAGCTAAGAAAGCGACTCAACATGTCGATGATGCCCCTACAACTGGCGATGCACTTGATAAGGCCTTAGCGGTTTTTGCGGACGAAGAAGACGCACGTTATGTCGCTCTTTTGAACCCTGAAGATGCTATTGATTTGCGAAAAAATACTACAAAAGAGTGGATTCGTGGTTCAGAAATTGGTGCTAACATCGTTGTATCTGGAACTTTCGGAGAGGTTCATGGTATTCAAATCGTACGTTCTAAGAAAGTTGAAAAAGGTAAAGGTTTCCTTGTTAAAGTTTCAGCTGTTGACACAGATACAGATGATGTCGCTAAATACGGAGCGTTTGTAATCAATCTTAAACGTGATGTAGCTATTGAAACAGACCGCGACATCCTCAAGAAAACTACAGTAATCACTGGCGACGAGCATTACGGCGTGTATTTGTACGACCCTTCAAAAGTCGTTAAGTTCGGAGGTGCTTAATGGGAATGATGTTGCGACGACATCATCCTAAAAAGCCTGCTGAAGTAGAAGCTATTAATTATAGCGATTTAACGGTTAAAGAGCTGAAAGATATTGCTAAAGACCGCAATATTGAAGGTTATTCAACTTTAAACAAAGAGGACCTTATCTCAGTTTTGGAGGGATAATATGGCCAATATCGTTCAAGCTAAAATATTGCTAGGTATCGAGGACAATCTTCAAGATAAGTTACTCACAACCATAGCAATGTTAACAACTGCTAATTTTTTGGCTTATGCCGGTGTAGATGATGTTCCAGAAGGCCTTGAGTATATTATTACCGAGGTCATTATTAAACGTTTTAATAGAATTGGTGCTGAAGGGATGAGCAATCATTCCTTGGAAGGCACGTCTATGACATTTAACTCTGATGATTTCAAAGAATACGATAGTGTGATTAAGCGAGTTTGTTCCAATACATTTAATGCGGGGTTTAAGATGTTATGAGATATAACGATAGAGTGGAAATTATCACTAAGCAACCAGAAGTTTATAATCCTGAAACTGGCGAATATAATTCTAGCAATGACGAATGGTTGATTGTGCCAGCTTATGTTATGGATTTGAGTTTGAACAAACAAACCGCTATTTTTGGCGAATATAAGCGTGGTTCGAAGGTGGTTTATTTCCAAAATGCTCCAAAAATCTCATTCACTTATCTAAACTATCGAAAAGAACGCTATAAATGCAAAGCAGATAAGCAGTCAGGTAAGGTTTTTTACTTAGAGAAGGACAACTCTATTGGGTAGCTTACGATTTGAACTAAAAGGTCTTGATAAACTTCAAGCTAAACTTCAAAGAGTGGCTAAAATGGAAGAAGTGGAGCGCATCATTGAAAAAAATGGTACTGAAATGCAGAAAAAAGCAGTTACCAACGCTTCCAAATTCAGAGGTCACTATGAGGGTAGAGGCCAAAATAGGCGATTTGTCAAACCAACAGGAGCGACTAAGCGCTCTATCTCTGTCAACAGTAGCAAGATAGAGAAATTTAAGTATCGAGTAGCGCCTGGGACTGATTATGCTGCTTATGTTGAATTAGGGACTCGCAAGATGAGCGCACAACCGTTTATCAAACCGGCTTTTGATGATCAGAAGAAACTTTTTAAGAATGATTTGGAAAGGTTGGTTAAATGAAATCAAGAGAACAAGCAGTTTTTGACAGCGTATTTAAACGTTGTCTTTTTTTGGGTTACAAAACATATGACTACAAACCAGATGATAACGTTCCTTATCCGTTTGTTGAATTCGAGGACACGACGACCAATCTTGTCCCGAACAAGACGGATGTAAAAGGCACAGTAGAGTTGGTTTTGTCGGTGTGGAGTACCCGAAAAAAACGCAAACAAGTATCAGATATGTGTTCGAGTATCTTAGCTGAAGCGATGAAGATTAGCGAGGCAGATGGCTATCATCTGGCATTGAATATCTCGCAGTCTACAATATCGCTTTTTGACGACAACACGACAATCGAACCACTGAAGCGTGGTCGTGTTCGTTTAGTATTTACAATTTTATAAAAGAAAGAGGATAAAAAATGCCAATTGCAAAAAAAGGGATTGACAGTATTCTATTGTTCCGTTTGCTAAGTGAAGCAAGCAAAGTAGACGGTGCTAAATTAGCATTCCAGACTGAACACTCATCTGAAAAGAGCCGTGACGCTAACTCAGTCAAAACTAAAGACGGTGTTCTTCAATCTGTCGGTGGTATTGAGGTTTCTATCACTGCTACAACAATCATGGCTAAAGATGATGAGTTGGTTGAAAAACTTGAAAAAGCTATGGACAAAGGTGAACTTATCGAAGTTTGGGAAATCGAAAAGAACGCTAAAAAACAAGGTGACAAATACGAAGCAACTTACTATCAAGGTTACTTGACATCGTTCAAGAAAACTAAGAATGCTGAAGATTTGATTGAATTGGAGCTAGAAATCGCGGTAAATGGTACTGGTGTTAAGGGATATGCTACTCTTAACGATAGCCAAGCTGAAGTCGTTCAGTATGAGTTCGCTGATACTACTAAAACAACATCTAGTCCAGCAAGTTCTGTAACTTCAGTTTCTGGAGTACCTGGTATCGGTGGGTAGAAATTAAGAGAGGTTCATGCCTCTCTTTTTATTGTATTTTTTTAGAAAAAAGGAGAAACAACAATGCAATTAGTAATCAAAGATAAAACTTACAACGTTAAATTCGGTGTTAAATTCGTTCGTTCACTAGATAAGGCTTATCCAATCGAACAACAAGGCTTGAAATTCGGTATGGCTTTATCTGCTAAAATCCCGGAACTGTATGCTAAAAATATCGCTTCATTAGCTGATATCCTTTACCACGGAACAGTTACAGAAAGCCCACGACCTTCTTTGGTGGATGTTGAAACATTTGTTGAAGAGCATGAAGATCTAGAAAAATTGTTTGATGATGTACTTCAAGAATTGAGTGAGTCAAATGCGGGTAAGTCTTTGATGTCGGAGATGAACCAAGGCCTCAAGAAATAATTGAGAAATCATCTCTTGAAACGTTTGAGGAAATCATTATAAATTGTGTCCGGTTTTTGAATATCACAGACATGAACGAGATTGGTCGCATGACAATGTATGAATACGACTTGTTAATGACTGGGGTATTGTTGAGAAAGCAAGATGAAGATGAACTCTTACATCGTTCTGCTTGGCTATCCAGACAGGTAGAGGCTACTAAATCGGACGGCAAAACTCCTTTGTATAGAAAATACAGTGATTTTTATAAGAAAAAAGATACTAACAAGCAAAAGTATCGACTCTCAGAGAAAGAGAAACAACTCTTGTTGAGAGCAAATATGTAATGAAAGGAGGTATATAATGGCAGAAACTTATTCAGTCGAGGCGGTACTGACTGCGGTCGACAAAGGAATGAGTTCGACTTTGAACGGATTACAGAAGGCAATCAACGGACTTCAAAAGACATCGTCTGCATTTGATACGATTTCAAACAAGAGTAGCTCTATGTTTAAATCTATGTTGGGCGCTAACTTGGTTAGTTCGGCAATAGGTTCAGCAGTTGGTAGCATTAAAGGCTCTCTGGGCGAAATGGTCGGTGAATTGAACAGTTCTAAGAAAGCGTGGGACACGTTCGACGGAAACCTTAGTAAGCTAGGTTGGGGGAAAGACCAAATCAACCAAGCTAAAGAGGCCATGCAGGACTATGCGACTAAAACTATCTACTCGGCTTCAGATATGGCTAGCACGTTCTCACAGATGGCTGCAATCGGTCGTGAGGATAGTGGACAATTAGTTGAAGCCATGGGTGGTCTTGCTGCGTCTGCTGAAAATCCGAAGCAGGCAATGAAATCCTTGTCTCAACAAATGGTTCAGGCTTTGGCTAAACCAAAAATCACTTGGCAGGATTTCCGGATCATGATGGAACAGGCACCAGCAGGTATGAGTGCAGTGGCCAAAGAAATGGGGTTATCACTCAATGAACTGATTACCAAAATTCAAGCTGGACAAGTTAAAACTGAGGATTTCGCTGAAGCGTTTAAACGTGCTGGGATGTCTATGCAGGACATGGCTACAAGCTACAAGACGATAGACCAGGCACTTGACGGTTTGAAAGAAACGTTAGCTAATAAACTCAAGCCAGCTTTTGACGCCTTATCTAAAGCAGGTATCAAGGCTCTTGAAGCGATCATGAATCAGCTTGATAAGATTGATTTTAATAAGTTAGCTACAAGTCTTGAAGAGGTTCTAAACAAGATTGACTTCAACGCAATAGCTGAGAAGATAGCTTCATTCGTGAGTACATCTGTTGTTAAAATCAAGGAATTTTGGCAAGGTTTCTCAAATACAAGCGCAATTGCTGACTTCAAGAAGGCATTGAGCGAAGTTTGGGAAGCTATTAAGAAAGTAGCATCAGCCCTTTCTGGTGGCGATATGGCTTCTTTTGGTGAAAAGATTGGTAAAGCTTTAAGCGTAGCTTCACAAGCTATCCAGTCATTCGCTAAAGTAGTTCAAAGTCTAAGTCCTGATCAGATAAGAGCAATAGCATCTGCATTTCTTGCATTTAAGACTGCACAAAGAACTACTAAATTAGCAACGGATGCCTTGGTTGGTCTAAGTAGTGCAGTAAGTACAACTAAGAGTGTTTTCGGCGGAATGCAAAGCGCTACAAGAGTAGGGACTGCCTTATTTGGGATTGCTAGAGGTTCTAAGGCTGCTAGTTCAGCCTTGTATTTCATGTCTGAGACTTCAACGTTGGCTAAAGTAGCAGTAGGCGGTCTGAATATTTTCAGTAAAATAGGCGGATGGATTGGTCCAGCAGTTACTGCGATAATTAGTTTTCTAGGTCCTGTTGGTTTAGTGATTGCTGCAATCGTGGCAATCGGTGCAGCGTTCGTTTTTCTTTGGCATAAATCCGAAGCGTTCAGGAACTTCTTCAAAGGACTTTGGAACGGCATCGTTAATGTTGCTTCAAGTGCTTGGCAAAAAATCCAAAGTGCGTGGAGTGGTTTGGTAGAATGGTTCTCTAACTTATGGAATAGAGTCAAAGAAACTGCTTCAAATACTTGGAATAGTTTCATAGATAAGGCTCAGCCGGTTATCGATGCTATTAAGAATGCGTGGAATAGCATTACTGAGTTCTTTTCTGGACTTTGGGAAGGTATTAAACAGATAGCTTCAGATGTCTGGAATAGCTTCTTAGAAGGCGCTCGTCCTATTGTCGAAGGCTTGATGAACGTCTGGAATGCTTTAAAAGATTTCTTTTCAGCATTGTGGGACGGGATTGTTTCAGTGGCTACAACTGTTTGGAATGGTATTGTTGAAGTAGTGACGCCAATCATTGAAGCTATTAAGACCGCTTGGAACAGTCTAGTTGATTTCTTCACTAATCTTTGGAATAGCATTACAGAAGGTTCTACTGCTGCATGGAATGGCTTTGTAGAGTTTCTGACGCCGATTGTCGAAACAATCAAAGGTTTGTGGTCTGGTTTCTCTGAGTTCATGTCTACTATCTGGAATGGGATTGTAGAGGATGCTACGACTGCATGGAATACACTTCAACCAGTTGTTGAAGTGGTTTGGACTGCTATTCAGCAATTCATCACAAGCGCTATCCAAGTTATCCAAAACGTGATTACGACAGGAATGCAGATTGTTCAGGAGGTATGGAATGCAGTTTGGACTGTATTCACTACAATTGTTCAGACTGTTTGGACAGTCATTTCAACAATCATTTCAACGGTATTGAATGTAATAGCAGGTATTATCAACACAGTTACATCTATTATCAAAGGCGACTGGAGCGGTGCTTGGGAGAATATTAAAGGTATAGCGCAGACTGTTTGGGAAGGTATTAAGTCTGTTATCTCAACAGTAATCAATGCTATTAGTACTATTATTGGTACGGTTTTGGGAACAATTAAAAATACTGTAACAACGATCTGGAATGGTATTAAAGATTTTATTTCAAATACTATCAACAATATCAAAAGCACTGTTATCAATGTAGCTAATTCATTAAAAGATGGATTCCTAAATGTGTTGGAATCCTTAAAAAGCGGTGTTACCAATGCAATTGATGCAGTTAAAGGTTTCTTTGACAGACTATGGAATATTGATTTGAGCGGAGCTGGTCGTGCTATCATGGAAGGTTTCTTGGGTGGTTTGAAATCTATGTGGGGTGCGGTTACTGACTTCGTTGGTGGTATCGCAAGCTGGATTGCATCGCACAAAGGACCTATTTCTTATGACCGTAGATTGCTGATACCAGCCGGTCAAGCTATCATGGGTGGTTTTAATACTGCTTTGATGGGTGGCTTTGAAGATGTCAAAAGCAATGTATCTGGAATGGCAGACGGTATTCGTTCGATGTTCGACGATGCAGGTTCACGAGTTTCAGAAATGTCCAATGCTTTGCAGGGCGGTTTCTCAAATAACGTATCTGGTACATTATCAGCCACTTATGAGGTCAATCAGACGAAAGAACCAGCTATTATTAACCTCGCTCTTGGTTCAAATGATTTCAGAGCCTTTGTTTCCGATATTTCAAATATCCAAAGTAAAGAAGAAAGGATAAGATTGAAGGCTTCAAGCCTTTACGGTGGTTAAATGTATAATTTTAACGACACAATAAGAGGCAATCCAACGTTCAACTCTGGTCTAGAAGTACGTTTCGGAGATGTGAGCCTCAATCAAGAGATGAACAACGAGGACGGAACGTTCTTTGTGGCGAATACCACAGGGCGTGATGTCCTTGATTTTCATCATGAAACTGCAACTATTAAAGGTCGAGACGGTCAATATCTGTATGGTGCGACTTATAAAGAGCGTGAGATAGAAATACAGGTCAAACTAACAGGCTTCACTGATTCAGGCATGCGGAAACAGTACGAGCGCTTAAATCGCTTGTTGTTCTCTCGTCAAGCTAAAAAACTAGTATTCGGTGATGATCCTGAAAGATATTACAAGGCTATCTTTTCAAAAGTTAAGAAACCAGAACTGGAAGATGCGAATGACACAGTTATCAAATTGCATTTTATTTGCCATGACCCGTTCAAGTATACCGAGCCTAAAACTGCAACAACTAACAAGATAACCTACAATGGGGATTTTCCAACAGAGCCTATTTTGAGACTGACCACTCAAGCAGGTTCTGAAATTCGGATTCTACACCTTGAAACCCAGAAGTATATCAGGTTAAAGGCGACTTACATCCAAGGTTCAAATCTGCTTGTTAATTGTGACACTAGAGAAATCAAGTTAAACGACAGAAATGAGCTTATGAATTTTGATATGGTTAATAGTCGATATTTTAAACTTCAAAAAGGTGTGAATACATTTCAAGTTGTAGGCGCTCTGTTGAATAGCATTGAGTATAAAGAGGTGTTTGCATGATCTATTTATTTAATCAAACAGAAGAATTGATTGATGTCATCGATGAAGCGAGCCTTGCAGATTTCACTCATACGATTGAATTAAATCAGTTTGATAGAGCGAGCTTTGAAATTCCTGTAGATTACAAGCCTAACATTATCAAAGAGGCCCAGTTTTTCGGATTTCAATCACGAGACAGGGCTTTTTGTTTGTTCAGGATTTCGGAAAAATCTTACGACATCGGTTTGACTATCCAGGGGATAGACAGAGCGGAAAGCGACTTACATTCGTTTATCATCGAGGATAAGCGACCAGGTGGAACTGCCAGTGATGTTTTAAGAGAGATTTTGAAGGGCACTGGCTACCATCTAGGAAATGTTGATGGTTTGACAATCAATGGCAATATGTCTTTCTACTATATTTCTGTCAGACAGGCACTTGTTAAATTGATTGAATCGTACGCTTGCGAGTTCAAAATTAGATATACCTTTGTCGAAAACAAGATAATCGGGCGATACATTGACCTAAATCAGCGTTTTGGACGCAAAACAGGGCATCAATTTGAATATGGTTCTAACATCCTGAACGTAACCTATGAAGAATCATCGGACGAGGTTGTAACAGCTCTTATCGGCCGTGGTAAGGGTGAACAAAGCACAAACGAATCTGGAGAAGCTACGGGCGGTTATGGTCGTAGAATCCAGTTTAAAGATGTTGTTTGGTCTGTATCAAAGGGCGACCCTGTCGACAAGCCTGCAGGGCAGAATTATGTAGCGAATGAGGCTGCTAGAAACATCTACGGCTTGCATCAAAACGGTGTTATCAAGCACCGATTTGGTGTCTATACGAACGAAGATATTGAAGACCCGGTCGAGTTGTTAAAAGCAACTTACAAGGAATTGAAACGTTTATCTGTTCCTATCGTCACATTCAAAGCCAATCTTTTGGATTTGGCCAATGCGATTGAGCAAGATATCTGGATTGGTGATAGCGTTGGAATTGTAAGAGACCAAATTGGAATAGCTTTTGAAGCTAGAATCCACAAGCTAATCATCGACAAGCTAGATGATAACCGCTCAGTCGTTGAATTGGGCGATTACCAAACTCTCCAAGCCAAAGACCGTTCTACTCGTCAACAAGCTATCAAAGACGCAGTAAGTGGTTTTAGTGAGGGTTTGATTGAGGAAGCTATTGCAAACGAGGTAGACCGTCAAAATAAGGAATTTGACGAGAAAATTCGTGTTAATAAGCTAGAGTTTGATAATGAACTGCAACGTGCGAAGGAAAGAGCCGAAGAAGTCAAACGTCAAATCTCTGATGAAATCGACAAGAAGTTTCAGTCGTTCGATAATGCAGCAATCAATGAAGCAAGACAAAAAGCTGAAGAGGCCCTACGAAACGCTGGCGCAAGCAGTTTGCTCGCTCAGGAAGCCAAGCAGATTGGTCTGGACTCTGTTGCTAGACTTGAAGCGTTTAAGTCACAGACTACGAGCGCTCAAACAGCTTTGTCGGGTGATTTGGATGCTCTGAAGCTAACAGTCACAAGTGAGGTCAATCAAGCTTCAGAGCATCGTAGAACGACCACTGAGGCTCTTAGTCGAATGACTGGCCAGATGAATGGATTTGCGACAAAGAGTGAGGTTAAGCAAGGCATCGACGGACTGACTCAGACATTTGCAAAGATGAGGGTCGGTGGTAGAAACTATTATCGGGACTCCGAAAAGATTCGAACAAGTACACGTTTCTTTTCGTTTCCTTTGCATCCATACCTAACCCAAGAAAATGTCGGGGAAACTTGGACTTTATCGTTTGATTTAAAAATAAATGAAGGTGGCGAGATTCGTCCTCTACATTTTTATCACTATCAAAATAATCGCTTCGGTCTGAAAGCTAGTGCAGACATCACTCCAAACAAAGAATGGCAACGGTTCACGTTCACAGGTCCAGTTATCTTTCCAAACGATGACCCTCGCTATGCAAGAGGCGAGATGGCCTTGTACGATTTTGCTGGAAATAATAGCTATTCGGTTCGCAAAATTAAATTTGAAAAAGGTACTCTAGCGACAGATTGGAGTCCAGCGCCTGAAGACACTGATGGTCTTATCACTGAAGCTAAGGCTACTTTTGAGCGGA